GGAAATGAAGCGAAATAAAGAGACTGGCGAGGTCGATTGGGATAACCCGTTCGGTGCCACGATCAAAGGCGAAAAAGACCTTAAGATGGCCCAAAGATATTATGTGGACAAAGACGGAAATAAGAAGTTGTCCGCAATAAATGTAGTAAATGAGGAAGGCGACTGGGAAACTTGGGCTCCGACACTGTCATCACAGTTCTTGTCCAAGCAAACTCCAGCTATGGCTAAGAAACAGTTGAAGATTGCATCAGACGCTAAGCAGGCAGAGTTCCAAGATATTATGTCGCTGACCAATCCTACTGTGAAAAAGAAGCTATTAAATGAATTTGCAGATGAATGCGATTCTGCATCAGTCCATTTGAAAGCTGCAGCACTCCCTCGACAGTCCAGTCATGTCATATTACCAGTACCGGGTCTTAAGGAAAATGAGATCTTTGCCCCGAATTACGAGACTGGTGAACAAGTAGCTTTGGTTCGCCATCCGCATGCGGGACGATTTGAAATTCCTATACTGACAGTAAATAATAAATCCAAAGCTGGAGAAAAAGTTGTTGGCAAGAATGCTCCAGATGCAGTAGGAATTAATTCGAAGACTGCGGCTATATTGTCAGGCGCAGACTTTGACGGCGATACAGTTTTGGTTATTCCCACAAAAGGAACAAATCTAAAATCGAAAAGTCCTTTAGCGGGTCTTAAAGATTTCGAGCCAAAAGAACAATACCGTGCATATCCTGGCATGCCTGAAACCTCTAAGAAAAACGGTTTCAACAAGCAGCAGGAAATGGGCAACGTGTCCAATTTGATTACGGACATGACAATAAAAGGCGCTAGTGATGCGGAATTAGCTCGAGCTGTTAGGCATTCGATGGTAGTAATCGATGCTGAAAAACACAATCTCGACTGGAAACGGTCTGCTAGAGAAAACGGAATTGCCGAGCTCAAAACTTTATACCAAGGCGGACCAAGAGCTGGCGCGTCAACATTAATTTCTCAGTCTAAGAGTGAAAAACGAGTTAACGAACGAAAAGAAATCACTCCTGATAAGCGAACGGGTGAACGTCGTTACATTGAAACTGGCAGGACTCACCCTGAACGCGTAAAGAATAAAGAAACTGGAAAATACGAAAATACTGGTAGAATACTACCGAATCAGACAGTAACTACTAAAATGGCTGATACCAAGGATGCTAGAACGCTCTCTTCTGGCACCACTATGGAAAACATTTATGCCGATCATGCCAATAAACTCAAGAGTCTTGCCAATCAGGCTAGAAAAGAAGCATTAGCTACTACTGCAGTGCCATATTCTCCATCTGCGAGACAAACATATGCAAAAGAGGTTGCAGAATTAGATGCTGCATATCGTAATACGCAGAAAAACCGACCTCTCGAACGACAAGCGCAATTGATTGCATCAACTGTTGTTAAATCTAAGATTCAAGCAAATCCCGAAATAAAGGAAGATAAGGATCGATATAAAAAGGTTCAGCAACAGGCGCTTCGTGAAGCTCGAGAGCGTACAGGAGCGAAAGCTACAGATATTAAAATAACTCCCAAACAGTGGGAAGCCATCCAAGCGGGTGCTATACACAAAACCAGACTCGAGGCTATATTAGCAGCGTCCGATGCAGATATAGTACGAGAGCTTGCACTCCCCAAGACAGATAAGACAGTGACCACTAGTGTCATATCTAGGGCGAAGAGCATGCAGGCTAGCGGACACACGCAGGCAGAAATAGCAAAGACTCTTGGTGTTAGCACTACGACCGTTAACGAGATTCTTAGACCCAAACTCTAGTGATGGGAGGTCATATTTTGGACGAACCAGTGTTCATGCTAACTACTAGTGACAATCCATGGAATCCCTTCACTAACTACGATGAATGGGACGCTTGGGATAGGACAAATGGTTGGCATTTCGAAGGAAATAGGATTGTTTTGGGTTACTATACTAGTGCATATTTGGCACGAGTGGCTAATGTATCTGATGAGCTTAGTCCAGCTCAGTATACAAGAGCAATAAATGATGCCATTATGGAGATAGTTAACCTTAACTTGACAGGAAACTACAAGGCTGTCACACAGGACGACTACACATAGGGTCATATTTGTGGGCGCATTAGAGGCTATCTAAGGGCTTGTAATAGTAGCAAGCACTACTTGGTAGGACGACTACACATAGGGTTATATTTGTGGGCGCATTAGAGGCTATCTAAGGGCTTGTAATAGTAGCAAGCACTACTTGGTAGGATGACTACACATAGGGTCATATTTGTGGGCGCATTAGAGGCTATCTAAGGGCTTGTAATAGTAGCAAGCACTACTTGGTAGGGTTACTACTAAAATGGCCGTCTAATGGGCTTAGAAAGCGTCTGATCAACGTATAGAGGGTAGCATTTAGGCGACTATAGCGCAGTTTCTGAGAGTTGTGAGGGTCTAATGCAACCTACGAGAGTTGTGAGGATCTAGTGCAACCTACGAGAGTTGTGAAGATCTCTAACACAGTTTCTGAGAGTTGTGAGGGTCTAATGCAACCTACGAGAGTTGTGAGGATCTCTAACACAGTCTCTGAGAGTTGTGAGGATTTAGTGCAACCTACGAGAGTTGCGAGGATCTCTAACACAGTCTCTGAGAGTTGTGAGGGTCTAGTGCAACATCCGAGAGCTATGAAGATCTAGCACAAACCTCCGAGAGTTATGAAGATCTAGCACGGTTACTAAAGACCGTGCAATAATGATTCGATGACTCCCGGAGGTTTGTGCTTGCTCTCTACCAACGCAATGATACGACCGATACTGTATCAGGTACTAAGGGCTATACGAAATAGTACAGATCCTGTGCATCACACAGGGTCATATTTGTGGGCGCATTAGAGGCTATCTAAGGGCTTGTAATAGTAGCAAGCACTACTTGGTAGGGTTACTACTAAAATGGCCGTCTAATGGGCTTAGAATGGCTGTGGAGTATGAGTACTTATAGCTTGTGCGAGTACACTAAACAATACAGCACAAGGTCATATTTGGAACGCTTAATACTAACCTCGCTATCGGATCACTATTGCCTGCATAGTATAGCAAAGGTTGTTGATTGCTACAACAGGATGGCCGACATCATGTAGCTATGCGAGCTTGGAAAATGATTGTCGATAGCATCTAATACATACGGGTCATATTTGAAGAGGGTAGTCATTGGATCGAATAGTATTCGTTACTCGATTCCATGGGGCATATGGGTCATATTTAGGTGAAAATGAAATAGTATAGCTAAAATAGGGTAGGTTGCAATGGCTATTACTAGTTAACGACCATCTTATATCAGCTCGTACGTATCATATGGGTCATATTTGAAGCAAAACGCCAATTGAGCTAAAATATTGCAAAAAATTACAAAATATTAGACTAAATACCAAAATACTTTGAGAATGATATGTGTCATATTCTCGATAAAGTATAGGTTTTTAGTCTAATAACGTCGAAATTCCATGCTTTTAGCTTTTGCCTCTACAAATAGTAGTATATGGGTCATATTTGACGTGAAAAGCAGTGTAGTTGGTGCTTTTAGACGTTGGATAGCAGCCAAATGGTGCTTTCTACCACAATATAGGGCTAATATGGGTCATATTTGAAGCAATCTAAAGACTTTTCACGCCCATATAGGTACTATATAGGGCCCTAATATAGGGGTTAATAGCCCATAATATAGGTATATAGGCCCGTGGCGGGTCATATTTGAGGCCAAAACTAACTCGTTCAGGTCTACACTAATCTACATTATTGAGTATTATGGGGTTATTGTATCTGCAGTAAGTTGGTATACTCATGCTGTGGTATCAAGAGTCAGATCTAAGAGAATACCTATTAGGTTAACTACACCATGACCCCCCTACCCCTACCCCTCCCCCCCCCTACCCCCTGGTGCCTCATGCTGTTGCCAGCATTGCTTGACTATTGCATTAACAATATTAATAAAAAAAAAAAAAAATAAAAAATATATGAAATATCGTGATTTAGGGTCATATTTGGCGAAAATCACTTGATCTTGGCTTATTGACCTCAACACAA